ACCAACGCCAAGATCGAGGGTCTTTGGAAGCGCTTTTGGCGACGTCCCGAGATCAGGGGACTTCTATCGGGATCGGATGTATCGCAAACCGTATGTCGGGAGCTGATCCTCTGTGGTGACACAGGCGCCCTCAAGACAAATAAAGCCGTCCTGCAACTGGTCGAAGCCGAACAGGTCGACGGCGGCAGCATGGGGACCAACGGCATCGAAAAGGACCGTTACGGCACACCCGTGCGTTATTTTCTGAGCGAATACGACCGCCGCGGTTATCTGAGCACTAAAAACGCCCGCCTGGTGCAGCCAAGCGATTTTATGTTCATCGCCTGCCCGGATCGGCCGTCGGCCACCCGGGGTGTCCCGGTCTGCCAGAGTGCCTTCTCGATGCTTCACCGCATCAACGATGTGTGCGACTCCGAGGCCATCGCCTGGCAGATGATCAGCCGTCTGGCCGTGAGTATCACGCAGGAAGCGGGAGCGCAGCAGAACTACGTCGAGAGCGAGGAGGACAGCCAGGCCACCAGTGACGCGCCCCTGACCAACCGCATCACCGAATTGGATTACGCCCTGATATTCCGCGGCGATCCCGGTGACGAGATCAAGGGCATCGAACGCAACATCCCCGGTATGAACTTCAGCGAGTCGCTACGGATGTTCCTGCGCCTGTTGGGCCTGCCCATGGGCCTGCCCCTGGAGCTGGTGCTGTTGGACTGGACCAAGAGCAACTACAGCCAGAGTCGGGCCGTGATCGAGCAGGCCAACCAGACCTTCATCGGCTGGCAAAAGAAGCTCGAAGAGTTCTTCTATACCGAGATTTTCAATTGGAAACTCGAACACTGGCGCCAGAGCGGGGAGTTACGCGGCCAGAAGGATTTCGAATTTTCATGGATCAAACCCGCCTTCCCCTGGATCGACCAGCTCAAGGAAGCCCAGGCCAGCGGCGCCAAGGTGGACCGGGCCTTTTCGACTCACGGAGAGGTCTGCAAGAGCCGCGGCCAGGATCGCGAGGAAGTCGTGGGCATGCGTGACCTCGAAATCCGCGACGCCATCGAGCGATCCCAGAAGATCGAAGCGGACACCGGCGTCAAGGTACCCTGGGAGTATTTCGCCGGGCTGGAGGTCAAGTCCGCCGCACCGGCCGCCGCCGGGCCGGAAAGAGGGGCCAACGATAAGGACGACACCGAGACCGATAAGGACGCCAACGAGACCGACGGGGAAGAAGATCCATCAGAGGAACAAGACGATGAATAATCCCATACTCAGCCAATTCACAACCGACAAATGGGCCATGGAGCCCACGGCCCTGCAAGCCTTCTTCCTGCGGTTGGGAGAACTCCGGGAAAACAGCGTCCTGCCCGGCATCGCCGTCCAGCAGACCACGTCCCTGCAAGTCGTCGGTGACACCGCCATCATCCCCATCAGCGGCGTATTGCTCAAGACCGTCCCCGGCTGGGCCAAAATCTGGGGCGTTAACGCCACCGGCTACGACGACATCCGCCAGCAGTTGGAGCAGGCCCTGGCCAAGCGTGACGTCAAACGCATCCATCTGCAAGTCGCCAGCCCCGGGGGCCAGGTCGCCGGCGTCATGGAAACCGGCGAGATGATCCGCGCCGCCCGCCAGGAAAAGACCGTCACCGCCACCATCGAGGACCTCGGCGCCAGCGGGGCCTATTGGCTCGCCAGCCAGGCCGAAACCCTCGACGCCAATGCCAACGCCGAGGTGGGCAGCATCGGCGTATACACCGCCTACATCGACTACAGTGCCATGGCCGAGGGCCTGGGCCTGAAGGTCATCGTCATCCGATCCGGCGAGCACAAGGGCATGGGCATCCCCGGCGCACCCATCAGTGACGCACAGATAGCCGCCGTCCAGGAAGTGATCGACGCCATGGCCGAGAATTTCGTCCAGGCGGTCGCCGCCGGTCGCAACTTGGACCCCGCCGGTGTGCGGGCCCTGGCCACCGGTCGACTATGGATTGCCACGGCCGCCCGGGAACTCGGGCTCATCGACGCCGTCATCGATAGCAACACCAACAACGAAACATCAAGCCAGGCCGAGACCAACGCATCCTCGGCCCCACAAGGAGACACCCTAATGACAGACACACAGACCGCCGCGAGCACGGAAACCAAGACCAACGTGGATCAGGCCGCCGTCACCGCCCAGGCCCAACAGGCCGAACGCCAACGCATGCAGGACCTCAAGGCCGAGTTTCCCAACGATCCGGCCTTTGCCATGGATCAATTCGCCGCCGGGGCCGACGTCACCATCGCCAAGGCCGCTTATTGCGACGTGCTGCGTGCACGGCAGCAGCAAGCCGACGACAAGGCCGAGCAAAAGACCACCGGCGCCGAGCCCTTGGAGCACAACGAGGCCGCCGGCAGCACCGCGTCCGGCGACTTCATGGCCGAGGCGCGCCAACTCTCGCGTGACCAGAAGATCAGCATGACCGACGCCATGCGTCAACTGTCCCGGGAAAAGCCGGAACTCTACGCCGGCTTCCAGGCCGGTCAGAACAAGCGCAAGCTCACCATCAAGGGCGGCAAAGCACGCCGAGTATAGTCAGCGGCAACGGGCCACCACCAACCGAAAAAAAACAGGAGTCAAAAATGAGTCAACAAGCGGACAGCCCGAAAACATTCGTGGCCGGTGAAGCCTTAAACGCATGGTGCCGCGTCAAAATCAGCGGATCGACCGTCGTCTATGCCGATGCCGGCGAAGCAGCCATCGGAGTGACGCAAATGGCGGTCGCGTCCGGCGGGAACGTGCCGGTGCGTATGAACTACCACGGTGGAAGTCACAAGGTCTTAACCGATACGACCATCAGCGCCGGTGCGTCTTTTTATGCGGCCGACAACGGGGAAATATCGTCATCGGCGTCAGGATCAGCGGTAGGCATCGCCTGCGAAGCAGCCACCACCGCCGGTGACATCATCGAGGTAATTCTAGTCGCCTAGCGTGAGGCTATTTCACGGTCCAATCGACTAGGTGAAACAAGGAGCAACCTATGAGTCAACAATGTGACAGTCCCAAGACCTTCATTGCCGGCGAGATCCTGGCTGCCTGGCGGCGGGTCAAGATCACCGCGGCCCAGACCGTCAGCTATGCCGATTGCGGCAACTACGGCATCGGCGTAACCCAGGCCGCCGCCGCCTCGGCGGCGAATGTCGATGTGCGACTGGACAACCACGGCGGCACGCACAAGGTCACCGCCGACGGCGTCATCAGTGCCGGGGCCGCGATCTATTCCGCCGACGACGGCAAGGTGTCCGCCAGCGTTTTCGGCTCTTCGATCGGAACGGCCGTAACGGCGGCCACCGCCGACGGCGATACGATCGAGGCGGTCATCATCACGCAGGCGCCGGCGGCCAGTTCGTCCAGCGTATCGAGCAGCCCGTCCAGTAGCGTATCGAGCAGTCCGTCGAGTACGCCATCGAGCAGCCCATCGAGCACGCCATCGAGCAGCCCATCGAGCAGCCCGAGCAGTTCGCCGAGTTCGTCGCCCTCGGCTTAACGATATAGATCCCGGGCTAGGTTTGGCCGCCGAAGAGCGTTTCCGAGACGCCCGCCCGGATCTTAGTTTTTCTCGGAACCACTCCTAACTCGGAAAGGAGGTGACAGAACGAAACGAGTTAGGAGATAGCAAGATGCCTATTCAGCAAACCACCCGCGCCACCCCCAGAGAACAACTCGGCGTCGCCTTCCACGAGTACACACCGGAGGGCATGAACTTCGTCGCCACCCAGATCCTGCCCGGGAAGGACGTCGCCAAGAAAGCGGCTTACCTGCCGGTCATCACCCGCGAGAACATGAAACGCGCCGAGACCAAGCACGCCAACGGGGCCGCCTTCAACCGCGTGACCCTCACCAGCGAGGACACGGACTACGCCTGCGTGGACCACGGCCTCGAGGGTCAGTTGACCGACGAGGATCGTGAGAACTACGCCAGCGATTACGACGCCGAAGTCGAGACCGTCCAGAACGTCAAGACGATCATGCTGATCGAGCGGGAGATCCGGGTCGCAACCGCCATCTTCAACACCACGACATGGGCCACCGGCACCGCCGCCCTCTATACCGACGTCAGCTCCGCACCCTGGGATGCGGCCGC